TCAAGTAATGTTAGACTCTGTACAGGGTCGTGCACCTGGTATGGCATTTGCACCATATTGTTCTCTACCTGAGTTAGAAGCATGTATGAATGTATGGCAGATGATGGAGATGATTCATAGTCGTTCATACACATACATCATGAAGAACGTATATTCAGATCCAAGTGAGGTATTTGATACTATTCTTGAAGATGATAGAATACTTGAACGTGCTTCAAATGTAACTGGTTCATACGATTCTTTTGTAAATTCAGCACATCAATTCGATCAAAGTAATTGGTGGAGAGAAGGTTGGAAAGAGAGTGATAACTCTTTACTTGAAAGAAAGGAATTAAAAAGAAAACTTTATAGGGCAGTTGCCAATGTTAACATACTGGAAGGTATTCGTTTTTATGTTAGTTTCGCTTGTAGTTTTGCCTTTGGTGAACTTAAACTTATGGAAGGGTCAGCTAAGATCATATCCCTTATTGCAAGAGATGAGAACCAACACCTTGCGATCACCCAAAACATTTTAAACAATTGGAGAAAGGGTGACGATCCAGAGATGATTGACATTGTTAAAGAAGAAGAGCAATGGTTGATTCAAGCATTTAGAAACACAGTAGATGAAGAGAAGAGATGGGCAGAGTATCTATTCAAAGACGGTTCAATGATTGGACTAAACGATAAACTACTACAGCAGTATGTTGAATGGGTAGCAAATCGTAGAATCAGAGCAATCGGATTCAAACCAATCTATGATATACCTGCAAGAAACAATCCATTACCTTGGACGGAGCATTGGATTAGTTCTAAAGGATTACAAGTCGCACCACAAGAAACAGAAGTTGAATCTTATATTGTCGGTGGTATAAAACAAGACGTAAAGAAAGATACGTTCTCAGGTTTCAAACTATAACACAAGAGGGTTTAACCCTCTTTTTTATTGACTACATAGAATTGTGATGTTATAATTAAATGACTGATAAGCAAGTTGATTATGAAAACCCTTGGATTTACGAAGGTCGTCCTTTTACCTCTGATGATATCGGGGACTATTATGGGTTCGTCTATCGCATCACCAATACCATCAATGAGAAATCCTACATCGGAAGAAAGTACTTCGTGCAGAAGAGAAAACCCAGAGGAGCAAAGCGAAGAGTTACAAGTGAGTCAGACTGGAAAAGATACTACGGAAGCTCTGAGGATCTTAAGCAGGATATTAGAAGAGGTGGCAAAGATTCTTTCAGAAGAGAGATCTTAAGTCTTCATAAAACTCTTGGAAAAGTAAATTATGAAGAGACTAAACAGTTGTTTATTCACAATGTGTTAATGGAAGCACTTGACGACGGGACACCAATGTACTATAATAGCAACATACTCGGACGTTATATGCGTAAAGATTATGGCAACTTTGAAAAAAATAGTGAATGAAACATACGATTGGTCAATCAACCGAATGTGTGAACTTTGTGCTCGTGGTAATTTTGAAGATGTGATGAACGGTGATTCAATTCGTCAAGAATTTGATGAGTGGATCATGGCAAAAGATAAAAATTCAGATGAAGATATTATCTCAATGGCATATATCGGAGAAGAAAGCGAGTATGATATATAATTTGTATAAAATAGAATCATGTTACAGAAAATAGTAAATGGAATCGCTATTGCAAGTGGTGTTGTATCTCTCACCGTTGTTGGTCTTGGTGGTTACGTATTCATACGCAAGGATGCGATTATCGAAAATGTTAAAAGCAAAGTAATGGAATCAGTGATGCCAGGTGGTCTTAGTGGAATTGTTGGTGGAGGAGATGCTGCTGGATCTTTAGGATTACCTAGTATGGCAGCACCTGAAGGAACAGAACAATCATCACCTATGTCACCTATACCATTAGGTTTTTAATTCAAGATAGTTAACATAAAGTTAAATTTGCTATATATAAATAGTCGTCTAATTTTATGTCATGGCTGAAGAAATAAAGAAGGAAGAACCTAAGAAGGAAGAACCTAAAAAAGTAGGTCCACTTGGTAAACTAAAAGAACTTGCGGAAGATAAAGAGGAGCAGATGGAAATCTTCTCCACTTTTGTACGCTTAGGTATTTTGATTTGGAGTGGTGGAATTTTAACATTGAATTATGTTTCAATACCAAACTTTCCACAGAAGAATATAGATCCAACTTTCATAGCGAGCGTCTTTACAGGAGTTTTAGCTAGTTTTGGAATTCAAACAGCAAAGAATAAGAATGGTAATGGTGGTGGATCAAAAGCACCTGCCCCAATATCTAAATCAGATATGGAAAAATTAATTGAGAAGGCAGCAAATACTGCACCTGCTCAGACAATCAGAATTGAACAGGCACCTATGGTACTTGCTCCTACTCCTACTCCTAATAAGAAGGCATAATGGAAAAGAAAGAGGTGAAATGGTCTAAGTTATTCATACTTGGATTGGGTGGAGTCATCGGACTTTCACATCTAGGTATGATTGGAGCTCTTATGAATCGTGAGAGTAAACTACCAAGTATTAATGTACCAGTAGGACCTTATACATCATACAATGCAGAAGTCGGAAGAGATGGATATAAGATAAGTTATCGTGCAAACGATCCAAAGGTTATGCATGTGGAACGGGATATCAATACCAAAGGTGGGTTTCTGGGATTGGCTAACAACAAAACTAAGATCTCTGAACAGTACACGATGGACGGTGCAGTTCACACAAAACCAATTACCTCAACAGAAGGTACAACAAACGGAAAATCCGAAGCTTGCATCAAAGCAATCGGAGGTGCAGAAGGAACAGGAAGACTCGTCGGTTCCAGTATTGGTGCTAGTGCTGCTCCTACTCTGTCTAATATTCCCTTTATTGGTTGGGTTGCTGCTGGTTGGGTAACTATGTTCTCAGGTAATCAAGGTGCAGAGATTGGTGGTTCTATGGCAGAAGATTTAAATAAAAATTGTTAACCAATAGTGTGTAAATGGACACACAATTGCGTAGAAATACTTACATGTTATAATAAATATTATTGTAACGTGGAGTTGAAAGATCATGTCCCACTATACTGTCGGTTATCACGACATTAGTAACAATCATTACGAAATCTGTGAATACGCAGATGATGCATACAATGCAATAAAACAAGCAAGAGAGGATTTACCTGGTACTAATGGTAGTCCTCTTTCTTGCGAATATTGTTTAAAGGAGAATTAATTATGGCATATAATGTCACAGCAATTGATGTAGAAGGAAATAGTTCTACATTTGAATGTGAAGAGGATGAATACATCCTTGATAAAATGGAGGAAGAAGGTATCGATGCCCCTTTCTCATGTAAAGCAGGTGCATGTTCTACCTGTGCAGCAAAGATTACAGAAGGATCTGTAAATCAGGAAGATCAATCATTCCTAGATGATGAACAACTTGAAGCAGGTTTTGTTTTAACTTGTGTTGCTTATCCTACATCTGATCTTACAATACAATTAGGTGCAGAAGAAGAACTCTATTAATGCATAGATTCAAAGAAATACTTCCTCCTCATGTTAAGGAGAAAAAGTCATATCCACAGTTGATATCACTAGGAATAATGCTATTAGGTATACTTATCATTGATATAATAGGATATTATCATGGTAACATGACATTACTAGAAGTGATAAAAAATTTGTGATTAAATAAGAGTAACTACAAAATTTTTTATGCTATCAACACAATACCGTTTACGGTTAGAAGCAATCTGTAAAGATATTGCTTCAGGAACAGAAGTGAGTATGACTGATATGATATGGGCGCAGAAACTATCAAAAGCAAATACTACAGCAAGAGGTATGCTAAACAAGGCTCGTCGGATGAGTACAAATCCAGACGAGTCTTTTCTTAATCACTTGAATATTGGAGACCCCGATTCAAGTAATCACCGTAGGGGTTTTGGATCACCAGACGAAATAGTAGATTGGTTTCATCAAGATAGGTCAGACGACTGGAGACAACGTGACTAATGAAAGTTGACACGCAAGGAATGTCCTTTGGATCTGGAAAGAGTGGTAGAAGTATCCAAGAACAACATGATGCTATACCACCTTTGAAGGTGAATAAAATGAATCTCCTATCTGATGCATTAAGGGCAGAACTAAAAGATCTTATTAATGAAGTATTAGATGACAGGTTATGATTGGCATGTCATAAGAGACATACCTACACCTCATGGTAGTGGGAAGACTCCCATGTATGCCAACATGGGTAAAGAAGTTAAGTCAAACACTAAAGTCACATACCCACAGGTGATTCATGTAATATGTCTTGACTCACACAACACCAGTTTCTTTTATAAAAGAGAGAATGGTACATACTATTGGCATCACTCTCGTAAGAATAAGGATGATGTGTTCATAGACGCTGATCAAGTACAATTAGACATGTTTGGAGACCCATACTTATCTAAAGAGTTTATTATGAAAGCGATACTATAAGTATAAATACTTATAGATACAAACCAAATATGAAAAGATTTAACACATGGGTTTTAGATACCACAATCTATATCCTAGATTTTCTTTACAGAGGTAGAGATTTTCAAAGGTTCTGGGTATTAGAAGTTATTGCAAGAGCACCATACTTCTCATTCATAAGTGTGTTACATTTCCGTGAAAGTCTTGGACTTCGTGGAGCAGATCATATATACTTGATGAAAGAACACTTCTATCAGGCATTAAATGAAAC